GACCTTGTTGTTCAGCCGCAAACGTTTGAAGTGCCTCCTGATAGGAGGTTTCGTATAGTTGTATCATATTATCAGGACCTTTCAAGAATTTAAAGGCCTCCACTAGACACGCATACAATAACAATTCAGGTTGTTTGGTGGATATTTCGGTTGTGGTAGAATCTGACGTGGTCAAAGTGGTTGGTTGTTTTTCATATGCCATGGTCAAAGTGTATGCTTTATCTGGAGTTGGAGCTACCACCCAGTTATCATTGTCCCAGTGAGCAAAATATTTAGGTATGGCATGATCATCAGAGTTGTCAGGATCAGGGTGATAAGTAGCTATAAAAGAAGAATCAACCTGTTTTAAGTAAACCTGGTCAGATGTGCTATCATCTGTAACCTGAATATATCTAATAATTCTAGTTCCCGTAGGCACGGTAATGTATCTGTTTCCAGAGGTCGTTTCTGATGTAGCGTAAAACTTCTTGTCGTCTGAATCCACAGTTTTAAATATTCTGTTTTCTGCATTTTGTACAAATCTATTTACCAAACTGTCTGTTAAAACAGAGTCACTAACTTCTGTGTAATCTCTAATCGCTGTTCTTAATGTTGCTAATGTAAATGACATATTAATTACTTACAGTTGCCGGACCTGCCGTGGCAACTCTGCCTCCCCCTCTAATATTACCAGTTGTAGCCGTATCTGTCGATACACTGAAAGTGTATGTATCACTATCTACTTTAGTTATAGAGTATCCAGATGAATTTTCCATATTAGTTTTTGTAATACCATCAAAAGTATCTACAGACCTAAATCTAACAGTTTCGCCTGATGACCTGCCGTGATTTCTTTCTGTTACTGTTATCGTGCTAGAACTAGCAGAACCAGTTGTGAAAGGATTAATACCTAGTAGCTGTGGAACTGCACTTTCATCTCTATCTGTTCTGACGTTTCTTAAAGCTTGTGCATCTCCTTTGTGTGGAGTTGGTTGAACTTGTGGAGCTTTGTCTTCGTATTCGCTTTTGTGAACAAAAGATCCATTCCATTCTCTTACCATTTCTTGATAAGGAAAAGCTAAACCACTTCTATCTGATATTGCTTTTGCGTATTTACCTGTTGCAAATTTAGACATTTGGATAGTATCCTTGTGGTGTTATAAAAGTGCTTGTTGAAGAACCATCTTCTGTTAGTGCTCTATTAAACTCATCTTCATAATATAATTTCATTTGTTGTGATAATTGAGGTGCGTATTTTTGAGATAAGTAAAAAGCTAAACCTGATATCATGCAAGGAACAAACCTGTATGGAACATCAGTTGCGTTTTTAAAACTACCAACATCATCTATTCTTTTTACATAATAAATGTGTGCGTCATCACTGGCAGCGTTAGAGTCTGGAGTTGGGTAAAAAAATATAGTTACCCTGTCTATTAGTCTTTGAACATAATACTGATTAGGTGTCCCCTTTGAAAGTTTGTTTGACAATGCAGAGTATGTTGATCTGTCTATTTTTGACATGGCAGAATCTATTTGAGTTGTTTGAGTTCTGTTTTGTCTGTGTGTAACTTCAAGAACATCATCTATTCCATAAACACTACCTGAAGGCGTTTGATTAGTGCTTGCTTGAGCTCTATCACTATCTGATGTATCGTCAGCAGCGCTTCTAAAAAAATGATACTCTGCCTGACCCTCAACAAGATCTATGTTTAATTCATCGACCTGCCAATAGTGAAGCCCTCTGTTGCCCCACTCTTGAAACATAATATTTAAAGATCTTCTAGCAGAAGTTAATTGATAGCCTGTCATATTAGCTAGGCCTATCCTTTGATATGCTTCTTCTATGATTTCATCAATGGCAAATGTTTTGTCGAACGTGTTTGTTCCTGAAGTAGTATTGGGCATTAGCTACTCCTTAATTATAATAAGCTACTACAAAGTCACAGTTTGTTACATCAACAAAAGCGGCTGTTTCAAATCTAACGCCATCTCCATCAAAATTTACAACCAATGCTTCGTTTGCACCTGTTCCAAACTTGTGATGAATTTTAATTACGCCTGCAGCAGAAGTGTTGTCATAAATTTTTACCTCAGCGTCTGCAGCGCTTGATTGCATTTGTATGGCTTTGATTCTAACAGAACCAAGATTGGTAGCAGAACCACCAATGAAACCTTGTAGTCTACCATCTGACGATAATGCTACGGATGCTTTTACATCATACATAATAATATTCTCCTAAACTGTGGGGCCGAAGCCCCACATTAATTAATCTTAACTGTCAGCGAAAGGTGTCGCTTCAGTTCCTGTACCTATTAGTACAGCTTCTACCAGGTATTCATTGTCAGCTATAGCTGTGATTGTCACTGTGCTACCTCTGTCTCCACCAGTAGTGCCACCATTCATGCTAATAACATCGTTACTAGATGCAGGTGCAAATGAACTATTAGTCCCATCGGCAACATTAACAACAGTTGCATGACCAACAAACTTATCAGTGCCATCTGTTTTGATGTCACAGTCTGTGCAGTCTGTGCCGACAACAAATTTGTAAACTGCACCAATGTGACTGTCTACACTTAAATCGTCAGGACCTGCAACAGCTAGTGCGCTGTTAGCAGATATAGTTGGTAGAGTAATTGCGCCATCAGCGTCATTAATCTCTATAACTTTACCTGCGTGGTCTGCAAAAGTTAAAGTTGTTTCCGCCGTAATACCTACAACTGAGTCTGGACCTGCTGTAACAAATCCTCTCATAGATCTTACCGGACCTGAAAAATTAGTTTTTCCCATGATATTAATCCTCCTAGTTTCCGCTAATATAGTCTCTAGGCCGTCGACTGCGCGCGTCTATATTAGCTTAATAATCGCAGTGTTCTGAATATACGCTTTTAATGTAGTGATTGCAAATAAAAAGGGCGGCCGAAGCCGCCCTCTTACCGTGATGGTTCTGTTACGCTTACGCGCCAGGTGATCCGAAAATACCACGCCAGTCAGAGAAGCCGAAGCTGTATCTCTCTCTAGCTTTATATCTTACGTTACCTGTATCAAAGTCACCTTCCATTGCAGTCTTGATAGGTGCTCTTTCAAACATTTTCATTCCGTTAGGAACATCTGTTTTGATAAAGAATGCGTCATCATCTGTTAGGAAGTTGTTCACCACGTATCCTTGTGGGATCATTCCTTTAGATGCAATCGCATTTAAATCGTTGTCAGAAGTTCCGACACGAGCCGCTGATTTCATGATTCGTTCAGCTGTGAATTGTAGAGCAGAAGGAATAATCATTTTTACTCCTCTTGCAGCAATTTTTAAGCCTCTCTCATCAACGAAAGCATTGATGTCAATTAAAGCCTGCTCAACTGATGTCTCAGATAAGTCAGCAGAAGTCGACAGTTCGTTTCTTTGATCCCCTGATTGTGAAGGGTGGTCAGTAGCGAATAGCTCTTTACCGTCCCCACCTGGGAATGAACTGTTAAAGCCGTTGTTTAAAACATTGGCAGCTTTAATTTGCTTAGTGTTAGCCATAGATCTTGCTAGTGCTTTTGTGTAACGAGTTGAAATCTTGTCATACAAGTTGTCCTCAATTGCTTCCTCAGTAATTGCGAAAGCAAGAGCAACTGTTTCGTGTGTATAACGTGATGTGAAAGTCTCGTTAGCAGTGTCAAAAGTCACAGCAGAACCTTCAGCTTTTACAGCAGCGTTTGCAAAACCAGAAAGCATGACTTCTTCTTCGAAAGCTCTATCAGAAGTTTCGATGTCATAAATCTCTACATGCTGGTTTTCATAGTTTTGATACTCAAGTCCAAATAATGCATTCAGACCTGGCTCTAGCTCTTTAGCGAGCTGTTGTCTTGATATAGCCATATAATAATCCTCCTAAATGCTATTATAGTTCTTTTTTGTGAGCGTGTTCGTTGAACGCTACAATGTAGTTTGCATTAACTGCAAACTCGTTATTGTTTGGATCGCCAGTAAAGCCTAGTGCTTTTAGTTGACCGTCTGTTGTTTCTAGATCAGACACATCCAACTCTAAACCAGATATACCAGTTGTAGTTGAACCTGAATGAGTAGCAATAGTGTCAGCAACTTTACCAACGTCAGTTTGTGCAGCAGCTGT